TCCTTGAACAAATCCGCACACCATTAGCAAGCGCGTTATCTAGCGTTGCAGGAAATGTTTATGCATTTGTGCCTGAAACAGTAATACCGCCGGCAGTTGTTGTCGTGCCTGATAGTCCATACCTAGAATTTGAAACAATAAACAAAAGCAACATCAGAGCCAAAGTTAATTTTACAATATCAGTTGCAGTTGCTTACAACAGCAATCCTGCATCACTTGATAACATTGAGCAGTTAGTCATTAGCGTTCTGGCAGTAATTCCAGCAGGATATATTGTCAGCTCGGTCGAAAGACCAACAGTTACCACAGTCGGAGCATCGACTTTGCTTATCGCAGATGTTCGAGTATCTACCTACTACACACGCACAGTCTAAGGAGAAATAATGGCAACCACAGTAATCACCGGTCGCGATATTTCGTTGTCTTTCACAGGTGGAACAGACATCGAAGCACAAGCAACCAGCGCAATCTTGACAAAAGTTTTAGAGCGACAAACCTATCAAACACTTGATGGTGAGGCTTACAAAACCACAAATGTATCAGCCACTTTTGCAGTAGAAATGTTAGCCGACTGGGGCAAGACAAACTCAGTATGTGAAGCAATCTGGACTGCATGCGATACTAACCCAGATACAGATATTACAGTTACATTTGTAAGTGCAACTGGAGCATCATTTTCATTCCCAATAAAGCCAAGTTACCCAACAGCAGGCGGAACAGGAATGGATGCACAAACAGTTTCATTTGAGTTCTTAGTTACAGGTGGCGCAGTAACCGAAACATTTAGTTAAGATCTAACAACGGGAGCAAACAATGAAGTTACCAATCACAATTGAATATAACTCAGGCGAGCAAGCAACATATATTGCCCAACCGCCTGAGTGGGCTAAATGGGAAAAATCAACTGGTCATACCATAAGCCAAGCAAAAGAAAAACTTGGCATGTGGGATCTGATGTTTTTAGCATACAACGCTCATAAGCGTGAAGCTGCTGGAAAACCAGTAAAACCATTTGAGGCTTGGATGGAAACTATTGCCGATGTAATAGTCGGTGATGCAGACCCAAAAGTCATCCAGCAGGAAGCCTAAGCAGATTATTGGTTGAGTTGGCAATTGCCACCAACATACCGATGAGTGAATGGGTTGATGCAGACGACATTTTAACAGCTATCGAAGTATTGGAGGCGAGGTATGGCAAGTGAAACCATTGCTTACAGTCGCAATGACATACGCGATATTCTCAAGGCTTTCAAAGTTATGGATGCGCAAGCCACAGATGAAGCAAGAATTCAATCTAATGCTTTGGCGACTTACGCAGCTGAGGAAATTAAAACAGCAGCTAGAGGTCGAACAAAATCAGGCAAGGTTGCGCAAAGAGTTGCAGACGGAGTTAGCATTTCAAAATCCAGCAAAATCGGTGAGTTCAAATATGGTTTCGCACGACAGAAATTTTCAGGTGGGGCTAACACGCAAACCTTATGGGGTGGTGTTGAGTTTGGATCTAATAAGTTCAAACAGTTTCCTACATATAGCGGAAGGCAAGGCAGAGGTTCGCGTGGTTGGTTTATCTACCCAACGCTTCGCAGAATTCAGCCTGAATTGATTAACAAGTGGGAAGCTGCATACAATCGCATTCTAGATAAGTGGGCATAAGTGGCAAGAGATACCAGAACCCTATCGCTTAAGATCCTTGCAGATATTGATGATCTTAAGAATAAATTAAATCAAGCTGACAATGCCGTTGAAACTAACAGCGAAAAGATTTCAGCATTTGGCAAAAAGGCTGCTGCTGCATTTGCAGTCGCTGCTGCTGCTGCCGTTGCGTATGGCACTAAATTAGCCGTTGATGGGGTCAAGGCTGCAATAGAGGATGAGGCTGCACAACTTAGATTAGCCAATGCGTTACGGACTGCCACAGGTGCTACTAATGACCAAATAAAGGCAACTGAGGATTTTATCCTACAAACATCTTTAGCAACAGGCGTTGCCGATGACAGCCTTAGACCAGCCATGCAGAGATTGGCGGTTTCGACAAAAGATACCGGTGAAGCACAAAGATTATTAAGCCTTGCTTTAGATATTTCAAAAGGTAAAGGGATCGAATTAGAAACAGTTGCAAATGCGTTGGGTCGTGCTCAGGATGGCAATACAACAGCTCTTGGCAGATTAGGACTTGGATTATCTAAAGCCGAACTTTCAACATTATCTTTCACCGAAGTTCAGGCTAAGTTATCAGAACTCTATGGTGGCGCAGCAGCAGCAAACGCAGAAACATTTCAAGGAAAGATTGATCGCTTAAAAGTTGGATTTGATGAGGCTAAGGAAAGTCTAGGAACTGCATTATTGCCACAGGTTGAGAAGTTTATTACATTCTTAAATGATGTTGGCGTTCCAACATTAAACGCATTTATTGCAGGACTTACAGGTGATGAAGGATTAAATGCAGCATTGTCAGAAACTCAACAAGGTGCTGCAAGTTTTGGCAGAACCATTGCAAGTATCTCAGGCATAATTTCAGGATTTATTACATTTCTAAGAGAAGCAATTGGATTGGTTGTATCACTTGCTAATGAACTTATCCGAGCAGTTAATATAATTCCCGGAGTTAATATTGGTGCATTACCTAACCCAGCACCATCAGCTAGAGTGCCGGCAGTTCCAACCCGACCTAATGGCGGTTATACAACAGGCGGTGGAGTTACAAACATTACTGTTAATGCAATAGATGGCGAAGGTGCTGCAAGAGCTGTGGCAGGTGTGCTTAATCAAAGCGCAGCAAGATCAGCAGGATTATTAGTCGGCGGAACAGTAGGTAGATAATGACCGCTTGGTCGCCCGATTGGAAACTTACAGTAGCAGGTGTTGATTACACCGACATTGCAATAAGCGATATTCAGCATCAGGCTGGTCGAACAGATATTTACCAGCAACCCAATCCATCTTATTTACAGATTACATTTGTAGCACTAGCTGGTCAAACATTGCCATTTGATATTAACGACAGTTTGAGTCTGCAAGTCAAGGACACATCAGCTGCCTATGTAAATATATTTGGTGGAGACATAACTGATATTACAGTTAGCGTTGGCGCGACTGGATCGAATGCAACTGTTATTCAATACTCAGTCCTTGCAATGGGATCACTTGTTAAATTAGCAAAAGAATTATATCTAGGCACAATCTCACAAGATGAGGATGGTAATCAAATTTATGACCTATTGTCTAGCGTATTGCTTGGAACTTGGAATGATGTGCCAGCAGCTACAACTTGGGCAGGATACGATGCAACTGAAACATGGGCTAATGCGCTAAATCTTGGACTTGGTGAGATAGATCAGCCGGGCTTATACACAATGGAAAACAGAGCAGCCAAAACAGATACCATTTACAACATTGCAAGCCTTATTGCTAATTCAGCATTTGGATATTTATACGAGGACAATGAAGGAAACATTGGTTATGCCGATGCAGACCACAGGCAAAACTATTTGCTTACATACGGCTATGTTGATTTAAGTGCTAATCATGCACTAGGTCAAGGACTTAGCACAATTACAAGGTCAGGTGATATTCGAAACGATGTTGCTATAAATTATGGCAACAATTTTGGCTCACAGGAAACAGCTACATCTGCAACATCAATTGCAACTTATGGCTACAAAGCCGAAAGCATTCAATCAGTCCTTCACTCAGCTGTGGATGCTCAAGATGTGGCAGATCGTTATATTGCCCAGAGAGCCTTCCCATTGCCAGCATTCCAGAGCATCACCTTTCCAATTACAAATCCAGAGATTGACAATAGTGATCGAGATAATCTGCTTGGCGTATTTATGGGGCAACCGCTTAACCTATTAAACCTACCTGATCAAATCTCAGGTGGTGAGTTTGAAGGCTATGTTGAAGGATGGTCATGGAGCACAAGGTTTAACGAATTGTTCCTAACAATAAACTTGTCGCCTGTGGCATATAGCCAAGTGGCGATGAGATGGAATACCACACCAATAAATGAAACATGGCAAACAATAGATCAAACTTTGACATGGGAATACGCTACAATCGTAGCCTGAGATAAAGGATAATATGGCAACCACTACCAATTACGGCTGGACTACACCGGATGACACCGCGTTAGTTAAGGATGGCGCAAGTGCTATCCGCACGCTTGGATCATCTGTTGATACAACAACAAAAAACTTAAATCCTGAAACAACTCTTGGCGACATTTCTTTTCGCTCATCAACATCAAATGTAAATACTAGACTTGGCATTGGAACTACTGGTCAAGTTTTATCTGTAAGTGGTGGAGTTCCTGCATGGGCAACTGCATCAAGTGGCGGTATGACTTTATTGTCCACAACTACTTTAACAGGTAGTGCAACTACTATTTCCTCAATAAGTAGTTCATACAAACAATTATTATTTATATTAACTAACATAACACCAGATACAGCAAACGCAGCGCTAAGAATAACGGTAAATAGTAATTCAACATCAATTTACGGACAAATTGCTCTAGAAAAAGACGGCGGATCAGGCACAACACATGTAGAAAATAACGCTACTAGTTGGAGATTTACTACGTCCACGGGTCTTAGAAATAGCGACACTTTATCAGATGGCTACATTTATTTTACAGATTACACCAATGCAGTTGTAAGAAAAA